AGTAGTGCGGTAGAACAATTAAACGCACAGCTGACAGAGCTAGCTAGCCAGAGTTTGACACATCTGCAGCATGGGACAACTACCCTAGATAAACTAGGTAGTATGAAAGTGGAGGAAGATGTTGTTGAAGTGGAGGTAGTAGATGGAAAGTAGCTATATACCCTCTGAGGAGGCAGTTAAGCTGATTGCTTTTATAAGGGCTTCAGGAATAGAAGATAATGCAAATGCAGAGATTCATTATAGGTTATGCGATAAGTTTTTTGGTACAGATAAACAAGTGCTAATAGAGAGCTTTAGAGGTAGTGCTAAGAGTACAATGATGGAGTGGTTTATAATATATGCTGCTGCAATGGGAAAGGTTGCTAACTTCGGGAAGGTAGAGTTTATAGCCTTCATAGGTGATAGTGCTGAAAATGGTGTAAAAAACTTCTTTAGAAATATAGCTGGTAAGATTGATAGATCAGATTTTTTGCAATCACTTATTAAGATCCAAAGAAAGACTGATAATGAGCTAGAACTAGTTAATGATGATGGAAATCAGCTTAATATAAAAGGGTATGGTATGAAGACCAATATCAGAGGGGTTAGGTATAGAGGAGTAAGACCCGATATAGTGGTAATGGATGATGTTACTACAAATGATGCCCTTACTTCTGAGACTATACAGAATACGATAGATGATAACTTCTATAAGGCGATCGTACCTGCACTACACCCAACTAGATATAGAATATTTGTAATCGGAACTCCCATATCACAAAAAGATATTTTGTACCAATTATCAGAGAACCCTAGCTGGACAGTACATAAGTTCCCTATATGCGAAAAATACCCATGTAAGAAGAGTGAGTTTGAAGGTAATTGGCCTGATAGATTTCCTTATGATGCTGTTAAAGAAAAGTATGATATGTATAAAGCTGCGGGAAAGACCCAAGACTTCGCTCAAGAGTATATGCTGGAGTTGTTGGACTTAAATGATCTACTAGTTGAAGAGAGTGATATAAAATGGTTCGATCCTACTACTGTGAAGAATAATAAGCAAGCTTTTAATTTCTACATAACAACTGACTTTGCTACGAGTACAAAGAAAAGTGCTGATTATAGTGTGATAAGTGTATGGGCTATAAATAATAATGGTGACTGGATGTTGATAGATGGGCAATGTCTGAGGCAAAGTATGCAGGATAACCTAGATGATCTATTTAAGTATGTACAGCGATGGAGTCCGATAAGTGTTGGAATAGAGAGTAGTGGACAGCAAGGTGGATTTCTAAGTATACTGGAAGATATGATGGTAAGAAGAAATGTATGGTTTACTCTTGCAAGTAAGAGAGGAAGTAAGGAGCCGGGGATAAGACCAACTAGTGATAAGGTAACTAGGTTCGTTACTGGAGTACAGCCGATGTTCAAACAAGGTAAAGTATGGTTCCCTAGACCGGAGCTAACGGAGAAGATGCAACCTAGATTATATGAACTAGTTGAAGAAGGCCTGTCTGAGCTGAGTAAGCTTACACTGGCAGGTGGTGTTGCTTCACTTAAGCATGATGACGTGATAGATACTATAAACCAGTTGTCAGAAATCGATTTGATAAAGCCTAGTGAGGCTATTAATGAAGATAATTGGGATGGATTGTTGATGGATGATGGTGAAATATGGTGGCAAGAAGAGGATAAAGAAGAGTATGGAGGAAGTACTGTGTTCTAAGGTGAGTGTAAGGTAGGATTAGGTAGAATAAAGCAAATAATTAGGAGATAGGATGACAGTACAAAATGTAATAGACATGGCTGTGTCTAGTGAACTAAAGAATATTGCTGTGAAAGATGATACTACCTCAATATTAAACTATATTAACCTAGGGATGATAGAGTTATACAAGAGATTCCCATTAAAGGTGGAAGAATGGTTAGTTACACTAGGTGATGGTGTAATAGAGTATACTGCTCCAGGAGATCTGATGTGGATAGTAGCTGCTTACGGAGAAGTGGATGAGTATGATACAGGAAATACTGTAATTACTCAACTACCTATAAATGATGAAGATAACATACTGAGTGTAAATACAATAAGCTGGAATAAAGTTCAGATACCTGGAAGTATAAGTGGTAGTTATGTAAGTATTATATACGTAGCTAGCCCAGTTTATATAACAGAGGCTGATCTAGTTAATGAGATTGAGTTACCCGCTCAATTGATAGAGGCATTGTTACACTATGTAGGCTATAGAGCACATGCAGCGATGGATGGTAACATACAAGCAGAGAATAGTACTCATTATAGTAGGTTTGAAGCTAGTTGTAAGAGAGTAGAAAGCACAGGTATGTTCACAAGTGATACACTAGATATGAGTGATAGAAACCTAAAAGGATTTGTGTAATGAGAAGATTAACATCACTAGATGGGTATGGCGCTGTAGGAATAGCAGATGAGATCGGTAGTAAGTATGATAATGTAAAGGCTGTTGCTGAGAAACTAGGTGAAGTAGAAATAGTTGCAGACTTAGATCTAGATGAAATAGTAGTTGACATAGCACAAGTACAGGCAGATATAGATGCAATAGAAGCAGAGATAGCTGCGGGTGTAATGAAGGGTGATACTGGAGAGCAAGGACCGCAGGGTGTGCAAGGTGAGGTAGGTCCACAAGGACCAATAGGATTGCAAGGGATAAAAGGTGATATTGGGCTACAAGGACCAAAAGGTAATACTGGTAACAGTGGTGCTACTCCTATAATTGCCTTAAGCTATGATGATACTACAGGTGACCTAGAGTTCGAAGTAACTGGGTATGATTATAGTATAGTAACACCTTCAATAGAGGAGTGGTAATGGCAAAAACAACGATAATAAATCTAGATGGGTTAGTAGATGGTATAGTAACTAGCAATGTAAATGTAGTTGCAGCTAATGAGGCAGTAGTGGAAGCTACAGATAAAGCTAGTGAAGCTACAGTAATGGCTAATGAGGCTGATAATGCTAGAGTACTTGCTGTAAGTGAAGCAGAAAAGTCAGCCAGTAGTGCAAGTGAAGCCGAAGGCTATAAAGATGAAGCGGCAGCAAGTGCAAGTACAGCAGGAATGCAAGCAGGGTTAGCTGAAGATAAAGCAAATGAGGCAGCATTAGAGGCCGAAGAGGCTAAACTAGCTAGAAATATAGCTGAAAATTATAGAGATGATGCATTAAATTATCTAGCAGCTGTAAATGTTAAATATGATGAATTTGATGATAGATGGTTAGGGGTAAAGGCTTCTGATCCAACTATTGACAATGATGGATACCCGCTAATTGAAGGAGCATTGTACTGGAATAACACTACTAGTGAATTAAGAATATATGCACCTACATTAGGTGGCTGGGTTGTTGGTACAATAAGTGCTGAAGTACTCGCTGCTGTAGAAAAAGTGCAGGACTCATTACCTGTAATAACTGCAGTGGCTGATGATATGAGTAACGTTAACGTAGTAGCGACTAATATAGGATCGGTTAATAGTGTTAGTACATCAATGACAGAATTATTGGAGGTACATACCAACTTAGCTGAGGTATTAGCTGCGGATGACAATGCGGCAATAGCAACACTAAAAGCAAGTGAAGCACAGACATATGCAGAAGCTGCTAATGTAGATAAGATGGTGTGGAAAGGCAAGTGGTCATCCGGCACATACGAGAAAAATGACGTAGTAAGGTATGGAACACATAACTACATAGTAGTAGTAGATACTACAAACGAAGAACCGTCAGTAGGTGTTGACTGGGAAATTAGCATGAAGGGTGCTGTACCTGCATATACATTTATTCAAGATGGAACAGAGTTAGTAATAAGCACAGATAGTTATATACAGTACCCAGTAACATATGAGGAGTGGTAATGGCTGAATTAGTAAGAATAGATCTTAAGCCTATACTAGAAGGTATAGTCGATGGTGAACTAGAGACGGTAGCAGAACTAAATGCTAGAAGTGTGGTAGACAAGAATACAGATAACCATACAGATGGAGTAGTGAATGG